AATCCACTGGTTCCAGTGTCCAGCAGCTTAGAGGTTAAACTATGAAAATCGAACTGACCGAGACTGAGATCATTCACATCATGGATTCGCTTCGCTTGCGTTGTCAAGACCTGCGCGATTGCGACGATGCTGAAAGCACTGATCTGGCTAACGAACTCGAAGACCTTGAACATGATCTGTTTGAAGCATCGGCCCGCCGTGATGACTGGACCGAGGATCTGGAACCGACCGAGATCGGTGAAGAACTTTTTGAACTTAGTGCGGAGGCCAGCATGATCCAATCTGGGATCAATGCTCGCGCACAAGTGAAAGCATCCAGCCGTGCCGCCGAGCGCCGCCGTCAAGCCTTCGGTGAGTTTGATGTGAGCAAGCCAGATCGTAAACTCTCGGAGACTCAACGCTTCGACTTGTGGGATGACCGAGATCCTAAAAACTGGTAAGTATATGAAACTATTGACTTTTTTGGGCTTGCTCTCGACTCCGGGATCTGGCTCCGTGTTCGACCCGACAAATGTTAGCCTCGTTGTTGACATTCCCTTGACAGAAGCAGCCTTGACTTTGGCCCCTTCCGGTGTTATATTATAGGTATAGAAAGGAGAAACATCTATGTGGCTATTGACTTTTTTGCTCGCTGCCGGAATCGAACATATCCGTGACAACATCATTCTCGCCATCGAACACATCAAGGCCGACTTGACAACCCCTTGACAACTCAACCCTTGACGATAGCCTCTTAGGGGGTTATATTATAAGTATAGAAAGAAAGGAGATTATTCTATGGCTTCACAACTTGACTCTGTTATCCTCTACCCTGATGCTGTCCAGCAGTTTACTGATTGCATCCTTCCGATGATCCAAGAAAGCGAGCAGCGCCTTGGTCATGTTGACATTCCAGCCCGTTCCGAGGCATGGAGCAACTTCGCTGATGACCTGCACGCCAATGAGCAGATCAGTGATTGGCAGGTTGCAAACTGGGAGCATCCAGATTGTTGCGACGACAACCAGCCGCGCAGTTATGGCTGGACCGGGAAACCTTGGCCTATCAACTATTAGGCTCTTGACATTCTCTTGACATTTGAACCCTTGACTTTTACCTCTCCCGGTGTTATATTATATGTATAGAAAGGAGAAAACTATGCAAATCGACACCTTCCGCATCACCTTCCACCTTCGCGAGCCAATGCGCCCGCGTCAAACTCGGATCGTGCGTGCTGGTTCAGAAGAAGAAGCAAGGGCTATCTTTCTCCGTGACTCATCGGTCCCGGCCACCGCCATCACCAAGTTTTTGAACATTAAGAAAATCCAGTAAGGGGTAAACCATGCAAAGAGCAATCGATCAAATCAAAATCCAAACAGCCAAACAGTACAAACCTGCGCCTGCTCCACCGACTCGGAGGCAGATCAGCGGCTGGACAATGGAGCAAGTCGGCCCGCAAATGTGGGTAGTGTTCCGTCACTCCAGCACGCAAGGCAAGCAGGCCGTGATGGACTTCCCTGATCCAGAGTGGGCGCAATCATTCGCTGACGGCTGCAACGCCGAGCATGTGAACCCCACCAAGATGAGCGCGTCAAGCCTCAAGCGCAAAGATGCCAAGTATCTGACTGATGCAGAGAAGGCCGATCTTGCTGCGCTGGAAGCTGGCGAAGGCATTTAGAAACTACCCAACTAACCCGAACAGCGCCAAGCGCGAGAGGTCAAGACAATGAAAACTCCCAACTACATAGCGCCGGTAACTGTGGCGGGCTTGGTTTAGTCACAGAGGGAGCGTGTTCAACCCTAACCAAGAGAACAAATACAATGCGATAGCGTTACCTCCAATGCTCAGAGAGGTTAAGAGGGCAGATAACAGATAAAAGACCGTCAGAGAGCGCGGATAAAAATAAGGCTCTCCCATTTTCCTATGTCAGATAAATACTACATCACCCAATCCATCGTTGAAGTTATTGACGGTCGCCTGACTGGTCGAGAAGTAGTGTTGACACGCGCCGATGCCAAAGTTGACAAAGAGGGCGCGAGACTTCAAAATGTTAAACTATTCAAGGCCAAGCTGGAGGCGCTTGGTATTCCGAACCTGCATGTATGCAAGTATGAAAAGAAGCGATACAATAAACTGATCCGAGAACAGAACAAACACCGCAAAGATAAAAAGCTAACGGTCGCGGACCTTGCGAAGATGACCGAGCAAGCCGAAGAACTCGGCGGTGACAATGTTTAAGGTCGGAGAACTCATAAAAAGAAAAACACTATCAGATGGTAGAGCAAGAGCCGTGTGTGTAGTAGTAGACAAGAATGAGAGTAACTATACAGTTTACAATCATTCATTAAAGTGTATTCAGACCGTTGCGTGTGTAGTGGTTAATGAGTTATATAGTAGGGTAGCATGATGTATACAAAAGTATACGGTTGTGCTTGTTGGTGATCTTCATGCGTTAGTGTATACTTTTTTATACGGTGTTGGGCGATGTGGTCGTATGTTTTTTTATACGATTGTGCTAAGGGGTTTAGTATGTATGTGTTCGCTCGCATTGTCAACCATTTTATCGTGTCAAGGACATATTCTGTCCGATTTTGATTGCATTTAACGCTTGACGATTGCCGTCTGCGTGCTTACATTATAGATGTGAGGGGGAAAACATGAAACGCTTTGCTGCCATTGTCGCGTCGTTGGTTCTGCCGGGACTCGGCCAGTGCTTCTATGGACACTTTGGTTGGGCCTTTGTGTTCTTCCTATGCACATGCCTGCTTGGGCCGGGTGCTAACATTCTGTCGGCGCTGCATGTATTATTTATTGATTAGGGAGACTGTTTATGTCACAAACTGAGGAAACTGTTTACGATCTGTTGGGCGCTGTCATGTGGACGGCTATGCTTATTATGTTGTTCGCATGGTAACACTACATACGAGACACTACATATAGTGTGTGCGTTTGCATTTGATTGCCATTTTCATAGGGGTGAACGAGTGCGACACACTACATGTAGGGATCGGATGGCCGAGACTACATAAACGAATACAGTTATACATTTGATTGTATTATATCAATCTGTTTAGGAGGGGATTGTTTGCCGAGAGTAAAACAAATAATAAAAAGGTTAGGTTCAACCTGCACTATCGCGATGTACTATGCACCGATCATTATTTACATATACAGTTATGTGATAAAGGATTATGTGCGGGGTAATCCTGACAGTAGTTTGACAAAGTAATCTGACATATATTTGACAGCATTGTTTTGACATTTGTTTGACAAGCAGGTGGGGGTACCCCCCTACCCGGGTACCCGAATGTATGTCCGCCGGATTTGACAGGGTGTTGACAGGCCAGCTAAGCCTCTTCACGATATCGCCGAGAAATTTTCAGAATTTCCGTGCCTAAAAATTCCCCCAGAAAAAAAACCACAGATATATACAATGTGGGGTACCGTGATCGAGTGAAGGATTTCTTCGAGAAAGCACCGGTCCATGATCTAAAGGTCGGTGATTTAGTGACATGTACATGCCATGGGGGTGTGGCGTTAGTGTTGGAGATATACGATGGAGATGATGCGCCAGATTACATATCCATGGACATGTGCAAGATCTTTTGGGTGAAATACCCACATACCGGGATTAAGGAAAGAGTGTGGATGCATACAATCAGCAGATTATATCTATTTAAAGGAAGCAAACGAATAAAGTATGTAGATTATGGATGACCCGAACGATTTTGATATTGTGAAACACACATACACAGTCGGAGACTTAGTAAGTTTCACAGGTTACCATTATTCACCAGATTATAAATATATCGATGAAGACAGCTATGAATTGGGTATCATTTTGCGCGTAATGGAGCGCACATTTTATCAGCCGGTGTATGTGGTTTTTTGGTTTAAGCTAGCTAGTTCAACGGAAGTTATCCATGATCATTTAACTAAGGTAGTTAGGAATTAACGAACTATTTATAGATGCAATTATAAACCGACCCATTCGGTAATAATAAACAGGATGATTAACATTACAATGAACAACTACACTAAACGCAAATTGGCGACATGCGGTTTGTGCGCCATATTAAGCATGCCGGCATATGCTGACGAATCTGTCTTACCGGTGGATTCGCTGACACTAGAAACGCGCGAAGCGCCTATTAGCGCTGTCCCATGGGATATTATAGGCATGTATGCTGCCACACCGGTCCGTACGGAGAAATTCTATCAGCCGGCCGCAGAGTGTGAACTAGTAGCTCCTCAGAATACGCTAATCCAACTTGAACACTGTAAAAGTATTCGCAAAGGGTGGTTGAAGATTTAGTCTGCATATATATTATGTGGGCAATGATGACGAATTAGAGGGCGTTCAATTGTGCGTGGGCGATATTGTGCGTGATACCCTTACCGGCGATATTGGTGTATTGCTTGCGCGCGTTGTGCGTTCTCCACATGAAGAGCCTTATCCTTATTCTCGCGTGCCAAGTGGTTTTATGTTGTATTCTTGGCGTATATGGTGGGCTCCTCGCGACGATACCCTCTATACTGAAAATGGTATCCTTCGAATGATAGAAGAAGGGCGTTTAATCTTATATAAAAATACTTAGTTTATGGCGATGGATTACTGGCGCGAACAAGTAGATTGTGTTATACTTAATATCGGAGATATGATCGTCGATGCTATCACTAATCAATATGGCGTATTGGTTAAGCGCGAACGGAAGATTTCGTATGTTACTGATGACTTATATTTTTGGTTAGTTAAGTGGTCTTGCGACAACGATGACTTTCGAAATGCCCCTAATCCTGTTTGGATTGAAGAGTATGGTCTGAAAATGTCTATTTCTGTTGGTTTTTATGATTTGTATCCACAAAGTTAAAGAGAAAATTTTAGGAAAAAATTTATGAAAAAAATTTCGGCGTTTGGAGGGACAATTGTTGGCGATTGATATGGACCCATTTCAAATCGGTGATCTGGTCCGCTATATATATTATGACTGGGACGCCGGACAATTGGCGGGGGGCAACCCCTCGGGCGCGGAGCGCAGTAACATTGGATTTATAATTGATATTATCGAGGAATCTGATGAAAAACAGGTTGAACTCTTTCCAAAAGTGTTGATTTACGACACTCGACTGCGTAAAACTGTTCTCACGCATTCTTATAATTTGGAATTTATCTCCCGGGCGCCGTAGTTACTTTAATGAAGAAGTTCCAAGATTTTCTACGACCATTCGTAATTGGAGCTGTCTTTATTAACATCGGATTACTGATATTTGGGTATTCGCTCGACCTTTATGAACTCCAAATTTTATCAATCACCAACATGATTTTTCTAAGTTTTGCGCTTTTATATGAAAAAAAGAGCTAATTTGTCGTATTTACTTTAGAGGGGGTCCTATGAATGAGATTATTGTTTCTTGTTGCCGCGTTCTTTTCATGTACTCAAGATTATGCAATTGTAACCGGCGAAACTAAAACCATTGTCGTCACCGAAACGGTAACTGAAACTATCGTAGAAGAAGTTGAGGTAGAAGTTGAGGTACCAGTTTATATAGAAGTTGAGGTACCAGTTTATATAGAAGATACAGCCGTGGATGATCCGGGCTTAATTTGGGTAGACTCATTTACTCAGCACATGTCGACCGATGGAATCGATATTTTGTGGGTTATTGACCGGTCTGGCTCAATGGGACGCTATAATGCGGAATTATTAGCAGGAGTGGAGGCAATGCTTCATGCACTTCCTGTTTCTGATTGGAGATTGGTTATGATCAGCGCCGATCCTACAAGGTCAGTTACTAGTACAGAGTTCCCACTGGTGCCCGGCGATGATATCGATGATGCCGCAACAATGCTGGCCACATTAACATCGGCGCCATGGGAAGAAGGTTTTAATTCGGTATATCAATATATTAATCACAATCCCTACTCGTCCACTTGGATGCGACCTGAAGCTGGATTGCTGGTGGTGTTTGTTTCCGATGAAGAAGAACAAAGCACTCCAGAGTATCCGGTACCAGCGGATTTCTTAAGTTGGTATGGATCGCTTAGAATGGGTTCGGTCTTTATGGCTAGCGTCGTGAATGTCGCCGAAGCAGTCTCTGAATGTTCTCATTTTGTTAGTCCCATCGATATTGGCGACAGATATATGGAAGCAACATACGCACTCGGTGGGTTTGTAGTCGATATATGCTCTGAGGACTGGTCTCCCGGTGTGACCGACGCCACTCACTCGATCGAACCTGTTGAGCAGGTCACACTCACGCACACAGCGATTCCAGATTCAATTAGAGTCTTTGTCAATGGTGTGTTGAGCCCCTATGGTTGGACATACAGCGAATCAGACAATACGGTATATTTTACCGCGGTACCGTCTGCAGGCCAATTGGTCGAAATTGGTTACCGATATGCGACAGACACTGGTACATAAGGAGTACACAATGAAAAAGTTTATTAAATATTTTGCAATTTTAGGTCTCTTGGTTGGATTTAGTAGCCATGCAACCGACAACTATAAGCCACGAACCCCTGTAGAGAAGGTTAGTCGCTCTTTGAGCATGGTAGAGAAGAAGGTGAGAAACGCCGCCGTTAAAGTAGTGACTGCTGGTGGACATGGTAGCGGAACTGTCGTCGAATATAAAGATGTAACTCTAGTATTAACAGCAAAGCATGTAGCTGACGGCCATCTCGGAATGGAGTATCTGATCGCAACAGAAAGAGAACAACGCACTGGTGTTTTAATCTATCAAAGTAAAGAACATGATGTAGCAGTATTGGCCCTAAAGAGTGATTTTCATTATTTAAAGCCGATGAGTTGGAAACCTGCGAAGAAATATGATGTAGGTACCGATATTGTTTACTCAGGACATCCCTCATGGCACAAATTGATGTCGTTTCAAGGCCGGATCGTAGGTTATGAGCAGGATACCGAATCTGGAACACAGTTAATTGTTAACACATATGGTTGGTTTGGGTGCTCCGGATCAGGAATATACAATACAGACGGCGAATTAGTTGGTATACTATATGGAGTCGATGTACAATATGCCTATGGAGTGCAGATCCAAGAGAATATGATCTGGGTTGCTCCAATTAAGAACATCAATATTGATGAATCTCTTAACGCTTTTTGTAGAGGTACGCTCAAAAATTATAGAGCCTGTAAATGAACCGTAAATGGAATAATTTTCTCACCGAAGGTGAGCTAAAAACAGTAGGAATTGTTGTTTGTCTTAACGATAAACAGCAATTTTTAGTTATTAGGCGCTCTGATATTGATCACAGGGCTGGACAATGGACTATTCCCGGTGGACATATTGATGATGAGGACGATTCTATTGAAGCCGGCGCAGTTCGAGAGCTTGATGAAGAAGCTAATTTGAAGTGTGAAGTATCAGATCTGACTTATCTCGGAGAACCAAAGAACAAAAAGTATTATTATTTAACACAAAAGTGGTCTGGCGAGGTAGATGTAGACAAGCCAAATCCGCATACCGGGCAAGTTGAGCATGATGATTGGAAATGGCTCTCTATTGACGAGATAAAAGACTTGGAGAATAGCGAAATACCGATCTATTTATTGGAGAAAGCTTTAAAACTTGCAGGATTCGATGAAAATGAGTGATTTATATGGGTCTTTAGACGAAAAAAAGAAGAAAGCCGGCACAGAATCGAGCAAAGAATCTTCTTTAAAAGACTGGTTTGGTAGAAAAGGTGCAAAAGGCTCCAAAAAAGGTTGGGTTGATTGCAACGCACCTGATGGAAAGGGAGGTTATAAGTCATGTGGTCGTTCTGATGGGGAGAAGCGCAAGAAATATCCCGCATGTCGACCAACTCCGGGTGCTTGTAAAGAGCGTGGAAAAGGAAAATCTTGGGGTAAAAAAGGAAAATCTAAGAAAAATGAGGAATTGTACATGGACTTAGAACAAATTATCAAAGAAGAATTAGAAGCATACTTGCTTGAATCTCATTCAAAAGAACATGAAGAAGAACTTGGTGAAATTGTTAAAGAATTAGAAAAGGCTTCTCAAATGCACGCTAGCCAAGCAGAAAGAATACAACAAATTCTTGACGAAACTGATGATGATGAGTTAAAAGAAGAGAAAAAGAATTGTGGGTGTGGTCAAGATCCCTGTAAAACTTATGGCTCAGGTAAAATTAAGGTAGTTAAAATTAGCGCTGGGGCTGAAGATTCACTTGATGAGAAGAAAAAGAAGAAAACCAAGAAAGATGCATGTTATAATAAGGTAAAATCGCGCTATAAAGTGTGGCCCAGTGCTTATGCTTCAGGTGCTCTTGTTAAATGTCGGAAAGTCGGAGCAGCAAACTGGGGTAATTCCAAAAAAGAGTCTCTTGAAATTATGATCGAGGACGAATTAACTCAGGTTTTAGAAGAAAAAAAGAAAAAACCATGTAAACCCTCCAAAGGAAAGCGCTTCGCTAAGCGTGTGAATGGTAAATGTCGCTCATATGGCCAGTCCGGACAAGCAAAAGGTGGCGGAGATCGCATCAGGCCCGGTACCAAGAAGGGCGATGCATACTGTGCTCGTTCAGCTAAGATTAAAAAGTGCAAAAACCCTCCATGTGCTAACGATTTGTCCCGTAAAAAGTGGAAATGTCGTGGCTCAAAGTCAATGAAAGAGTAAAAAATGCTTAATGATGAACAAATTCTGTTAAAAACAGTACAATTATTGGAAAATTTCGATATTTCCGAACAAAAACCTGAAAAATTGCTTCGAGAAATCGACGAAGACGAATATCAGATCGTAATTGACACTTTAGCCGACCTCGAACCCGACGATTTCCT